AAAACCATCTACAAAAGTTACTGGGTCAAAAAAAGCAACGCTACCAGCGTCTACAATAAATCCATCTTGAAACTCAACTTCATTAGTAAAATTAACCTTGTTTGTAAAATTAACATAATTACCTGTTTTGCCTGATACAGTTCCATAGGTTTCAACTGTTGACATGGTAACTCCATTCATTTCTACTTCAGTGGTTTTTACTGGGTCATCTGCAATGGTGAAAGTACCTGTAGTTGGGTCTGATTCAACTTTTAAGCCATTAATTGAAGTTATGGAATAATTATAATTTGTGCCTTTAGGTATAAAAGATAAATCTGCTGTATTAGTATCAACTATCTTACTCATTACATTATTAGAAGAACTATCAGTAACATCTACTCTAAATTCTTTTACTGGAAAGTCTGTTGGTGCATCCCAAGATAATGTCGGTCTACCTATTGATGATGCATTAGTATCAGTAAAGGCGACATTAGATGGTGCTTTAACAGCATTTGCATTTGGTATATTTAATGGGTCAGTTGTTGGTTCTTGTGTTGGTACTTCCCATGTATAAACATCTAAATACTCAATCATAGAAACACTTACCAAACCATTTGATTGTAATTCAAGTGCTTCAATTCTAAATAGCTTAGAACTAAAACCTAAACCCGCATAAGTTAAATCAACAATATCTCCTACATTTAATTTATACATTTCAGGAGTTCCTAAAAACTGTACTGTAGTTTGATTTCTACTTCTACCCAATATAGCCTTTGCCATATTACTAGCTATATAAGGGTCTGTTACATAAGGAAACTCTGCTTTAATTTCTAATATCTCACCATCGTCAGAATAGTAATTAGGTGTGGCATCGTGAAATTCTGTTACTGTATCTAATTCATATTTTAAGTTTGCATTAAAAAACTCTACGATAACTTTGTTTGCTTTCTTGTCTTTATTACCATAATCAACTGATACACCTGATTCAGCAATAATATGGTCATCAGTAATGCTAAATGTAGAACTACCAGTATCTTCTATTTGTAATTCGTATTTGCCATTAATATAAGTAAAGATACCTCTCATATTAGCAAGAAGCTCTTTAGCATTATCCATAACATTTTTATTAGTATCTACATAACCATTACAATGAAATCTTTTTACTTGTGTAAATATAGAACCACCCTCATCGTCATAATCATCGTCTATATCTTCATCAATAATAATACAGTTATCTCTAGTACCATCATAAAATTCGTCACTTTTCCATGCATTAATATTTTCTTGTGCAATTATAGTTGTACCTAAAGAATCTTTTACACTTATAACTTCATCGACCTTGTTTTGAAAGGCATCATCATATAATTGTATGCAAAGATTTCTTGTATTAGCAGCAGCAGAGAAAGTTACATTTTGATAGCTACTGCCATAAAAGGGTTGATTCTGTAATGCATCACATTTATCAGCAGCAGTTTCAAATGTTGTCATGTTTATATCTGCTGTTGCCAAACCTTTACCATACTCATCATTTTGTATGTAATCTAAAAAACATAATGCAGCATTACTAGACCATGCAGTAGTGTCGCTTCTAGGGTCATATACTTTTTTACCTTTTACTTGTACTGTTAATTGTGGAACACCTCTAAACATTCCATGTTTATCATAGCGATAAAAAGCTGCAATATATGCTATGCCATTTAGTTTATGATTAGTTGACCATTGTTCAGGTATAGATGCTCTAAGCATAGGGTCTGCTGTTTGACTGGTTGCACCATGATGCAAGTTAAGAACATAGTCATATCTTTTAGTTGGGTCAGGATAAAAACCACCTTCATTGTCTCCTGAATGATTTCTGTCTCCTGCTGACTGATTGGCTGAGTTTAAAGAATAATTACCTGATGTAATTTTATCAGTACCAACATAACCACCATTTCTAAATTGTTTAGGGTCAGTTAATGGGTTTCCATCTAATTCAATCGTGTATTGTAGTATATCTTCTACTTCACCAACCGATAATGCATAGACTACATATAAATCTTTTGAATGATTAGCTTTAGTATCAAGATATACAATTTGTGCACCTACCCTTCTAGTTCCATAAATGACTGGTATCTTGCCACCAGCAGCAGTTTTGTTAGCCATTATGTCTTGACCTTTAGCTAACATTTGTCGTGCTTGTAAAAATCCTTTAACACCTACCGCTAAAGTTACTGCTGAAAATACATAACTAATTTTCTGTAAAGTATCTGCTGCTTTCCATGCTTTAACTATAGCCGAACCTATTTTTGCAAAGAATTCAAACATTTATGAACCCCACCTTACATTAGGTTTTGTTTGTGTACAGTATTCTAAACCCCTATCATTAGCATAAACTGATTGCTGTGATTCATCTGAATAATGTCTACCTTTTGTTAAATTCCAATTCGCCCAATGACTAGCTACTGTCATAGTTAAAATAGAATTTTCTATATTTTCTTGTATAGCTACATTTCTAATGTTGCCAGTAAAATAATTAACCGCACCTACTATATCTTCATTAGCATCAAAATAAGCTAAATATATTTCTACTTTTTTATTGTTGAAAGAACCATCTTGTACCAATGACCTAACTTGGTCAGTTACATTTGAAAAGCCTAAATTTATTTCATTTACTTCTAATTGACCCGTTTCTGTTGTTGAATCTACAGATAAATAAGAACCACCAGCTTCATAAGATTCTGAGTTATAAGTAACATCCCTATAAAAATCTGTAAGTCTTATTACTGTAGATAAATTTAATTCTACTAAAAAAGCTATCTTAGTTTGTTGTGCTGATACTTGTGTTTGTAATCCTGCTGATAAACTTCTTGGCATTACTCAATAACCTCTCTAACATCAAATGAAATACTGTAAAAACCATTAGCATCTGTTGAATACATTATTTCATCATTTTCAAGATAAACCTTAAAAAGAGGTTTATTAACAGTTACAGCTTCATTATCCGCTAGAGCAGATACTAAGTTAGGCAAGATATTAACAGTTGCAGCACCACCTGATGCAGTTACTTCATCTTGCACCATATATACTTTTGAATGACTTGCAAATTGTATTAAATCACCTGCTCTTAATGCATGATTGGTATGCGAGAAACCATCCATAGGTATTGCACTTGTTCCAACTGTTTGTGCACCATTTACTAATATATCAGTTTCAGTATGGCTTACGCCTTTATTATCTAAAGGTGCAGTTATGTCAAAGTTTTCATATCCACCTTTTTGTTTAGATAAAAATGCAAATATTTCTTGTGCTTTTAATTGGTCAACTGGTGGCATTTGAACTGTAAATGAAAAGTATTGTGCACCTATTTGTCTTGCTGATTTTTTGCCTGATAGTGTTTGGTTTAACAATATAGGTCTGTTGTCTTTAAATTGTAAAGCTCTAAAATTTGGGTCTGTTGGAAAAGTTCCTGACATTATACTATCCCCATTTTGCCTTGATTATTCATGGCATTGTTTATTATTTGTGTTATTAATCCTTTTCTTGATGCAAGTAATTGGTCAAATCCTGCTGCATCAACTGTTGATATGTTGAAGTTTACTGTAGCACCACCGCCAACTGATTGACCTTTTGTGTGATCTACAACAGTTTCATTTGGATGAACCATAGCCATAAAACCACCTTTACCATCTAAACCACCAGCTCTTACACCCATTCCTGTATAACCACCACCATCATAATCATCATTAGGGTCAAGCAAACTTGATAAGTTTTTGTTAGCGTTTAAAGTTCCAGTATTGCCTTTTACAATATCGCCAACATTAAATATATCATCTATATATGACCTAAATGGGTCAATTAGCTTTGCTATAATTACTTGTTGTATTGCCACCCTTATCAACTGCTCCACAACATAAGTTGCAAAATCTTTAAATGCTAGTTTTCCAGTTTTAAGACCATCAACAATAGAATCTTCAAATTTCTTCATAGAATTGACTGCAATAGTATCTAGTGATTTTTCTGTGTCTTTTAATTGTTGCTTAAACATATCTATAGGACTTTGTATGTTTGTTAAACTTTTACCAATATTGCCTGTTGATGTTGCCAAACCATTATTTGAATCAGTTAAATCATCTTGAGAGCCAATTAACTCATCAATATTTGTTTTATATTTCCTTACACCATCTGCTGTTACTTTTGCTTCTTTGCCATAACTGGTTGTACTACCCTCTAAGTCTTTCATGGCTTTATTATTAAAAATAATGGTATATGCCATGTCATTCATTTCTTTTGTAAAATCACCTAATTTTGCAGGTAACTTCATTAAAATATTTCTTATAAGACTTAAAAATGAATTTTCTACCTCAATTAATTTAATTTTTACATCATTAACAAAAGCAGCTACCTCATCTCTAAATATTCCAAACTTTTCTATGCCAACAGCAACAAATTCAATAATAGCTTTAGCAATTTTTGCACCTAATTTGTCCATACCACCAGCATCATCTACAATTTGTTGTATCTTTTCGGCTATAAATTTTTGCATATTTTCAAATACTGGCAAAAATGATGTAGTTATATTATTAACAAAAGAGCCTAGTTGCATCTTAATAACACCTACAGCATCATTAAATTCTTCTGTTCTTCTTATTACTTTTTCACTTAAAACAATGCCTAATTCTTTAGCTCTTGTAATAAAGTTCTTTAGACCACTTTCAGATAAATCATTGATAGCACCAGTTAATACAACACCTTGTCTACCAAATAAGTTGGCTAAAGCTGTTGCTCTTGCTGTTTGGTCTCCAAGTTGTGTTACACCTTTTGCTGTTGCTTCTAGTATGTCATCAAATGATTTCATTGAACCATCAGCATTTCTTAACTCAACACCTAAATCTTTAAATATATCTGATTGAGTTTTTACACCTCTTTGAGCATCACCGACACTTCTTGCAAATTTAATTAAAGCAGTGTTAGCACCTTCAATGCTTGTACCTGATTCTCTAGCAGCTAAATGAAATGCTTGTAATGTATCTGTAGCTATTCCTGTTTGAGTTGATGTTTTGCCAATAGCATCTACCGCTTGAAATGATTTATCAACCAATACAGCTAATGCTGTTGCAGAAGCTGCTGCAGCTAATCCTATACCAGCAATACCTTTAGATGCACCAGCAGCTACAGAACCAACGCCTTTAAGACCTTTGGTAACTTTATCAAATGCTGCTTTAGTCTTATCTACTGCGGTTAATTCAAACTTTACTTTTTTATTTGCCATGTTTTCTTTTCTCTTCAGCTAACTCTAAGTAAGCTATCCATCCTTGATATTCGTGGACACTAATTTCTTGGAGTTCTTGTAAAGTCTTTCCAAGTTTTTCTGCTAGTGCATATTGCACATATAAATTAGTATCCTTTATTAGTTTTTTTTCGTTTCCTCAATAGGTTCTTGACCCATAATTTTTGTAGCAACGCCTACTAATATCTCTCTATCAACGCTATTTAATAAGGCGTTTTTATCACCTAAATCAAATAACTTATCTCCATTTTCATCTAATGCTTTATATATAAGAACATAAGCCATCATCGTTAAATCATCTTCTTTACTCATTTTATAAAGTTTAGAAGTTTCAGCTAACGTCAATGGCTTACTGAATATTCTTAGAGGTTTATCATCTTC